AACGAGTGCAAAGATAATGAAATACTACTCTACTTCATACATAAGGGACGTTATGTTAACAAATATTAGTTTACTTTTACGATGTTTCACGTGAAATGCTATGTAGAGATAGCATTATTTACGTGTGTGTCGGTTTTCCTTTTAAGGACAAGGGAGGTTGGCGATTAGCGGGGGTAATCGCCCTAGCGGGAAAACCGAAAATTGATAACTAGCGATTAGGGGGCGCCACTCCGCGCCCCCTATAACCCCTCGGAGGTCGGACGCCGACGGCGAATGTTAGGGGGGCTTCGCCCCCTCAACCCCTACTTCTTTGGCATTGCCCAAAGAAGCAAAGGCTAGTGTTTTTCATAAGTATAAATGGCTAACGCAAGACTTTGAGATAATAAGCGTGTCTGCCTACGGCATCTCCGACACGAAGCAAAAAAAAGGCAGCCATATAAATGACTGCCTAAGCAATAAATCCTAAAATTATTAAAAAAATAATGATAAAGAAATAAAATATAAAAGTTTTCATACATAAATAACGTCAAAAGCTTCTATATATTACATCTAATATTTATTTTTACCATAATTTCCGTAAGTATATTGCTGATAACGGTTAGGATAATTGTTATTTTCACGGAACATATTACCAATACCGTAAGGGCTATATCCTTGGTCATAGCCATTCTGACGCAAATAATTATCAATGCGTTGTTTCTCAACACCAAGACGCAAAGATTTCTGAGTAATATTAAAAAGCTTAGAATCACGATAATTCTGCTGACCTTTAACAAAAGCATCCGTATCAAGGTTGTAAGCCTGAGAAGCACCAACTTTAGCGTTAGTATCAGCGTTTTTTGCACTAGCATTAGCACCGATAATAGCAGCAGCAGCGTTACGATAAAGGGAGTCGTATTGAGCCTGCGAAAGCTTGCCATACCATTTGTTAACTTTCTCTTGATAAGCAATCTGAGAAGCAGTATAAGCAATTTCTAAACGCATCTTCTGAAACTCAAGAGGTTGACCAATTCTAGCAAACATAGACTTTGAAGCCAAATCCCAAGCAGAACCTTGAGCGAGCAAATTATCGGCATAAGTCTTGGTGTACATCTGTTGTTCAGTCTGCTTCAGGATATTCAACTGCATATCCTGAGAGGACTTTTTGAGATAGTTATCATACTTGAGACCTGTAGTCTCTTGCACCATCTTAGCAATCTGAGCAGCCTTTTCGGCAGCAGCATAGTTATTGTCTATCTCCTGACGTGTGACCTGCGAACGCACAAGGTTAGATTGCTGCATCTGGGCAAAAGCATTAACAGCATTAGGTATAGCGTCACGAGTAGCAGACGTATCTGCAGGGGCGGTTTGCTCGGGAGTAGCACCCATATTGCCAGCTATATTACCATAGGCAAATGCAGGGTTAATGCCTGCCTGAAGAAGCAATTTACTAGCGTTAACGGGATTTTTGTACTTATTGTACATATACTCGTTAAAGCTATTTTGGCGGTCAATAGCTTCATAACTAGCCTTTTGCGCCTTGTGAGAACCAAACAAAGAAGCACCTGCACCGAGAATAGGAGACACGTCTGAAGCAATGCCACTTAAAGTTGAAAGAAAAGAACCCATATAATTAATAATTAAAGACTTAAGCCCCCTACTACTGTAGGGGGCAAATAGATATTAAACATTATCACTAGGAGTATCAGGAGTCTGAGAAGTCTCAGGAGTCTCAGGAGTCTCAGGAGTCTCAACATCGAGAATATCACAAATCTGATTTACATAACCTGCAAACTCCTTGAGCTCACTTGGAGTCTGCAAAGAACGCAACTTACAAATCTGCAACTTAACATCATCACTCAAGGACTCGTAACCTGACGAAGTCTTAACAAGCTGCAAAGAAGCAAGAAGCGACTGACGCTCAGAATCACTACAGGATGGGTCAAGAGCACGTACAAGCGGTTCACAACGCTTTCCAGTTGTTTCATCAAGAGGACAGAGAGCATTCATTTCATCCTGATTAATAACTTTCTCAGGGTGCACCTCATAAGAAGGAGACGGAGCAGCAGTATAACAATGCTGAAAATAACTACTATAATTCATAAGAAAACTAAATTAAAGGCTCACCGCTAACCGACATAGGCAAAACGGCTTGAACATTATTACTAACTTCACAGATAAATTGGTCTTGGGTTTGAAAACCCTCATACTGATTGACAAAGATACTATTGTACAAAGCAGGATTGACATAAAAGAAATTCTTTGAAAGACCATCCTTACACCAAAAAGACGCCTTATCATCCTCAAAACCTGCAAGGCGAGGAGCGGTCCAAGAGGAAAGGGTAGGCTGACCACTAGCAGAACGATAGATATAACCATTAAGCTGACCGTGTACCTCATCAATATGGGTTTTATACTCAGCATATCGAGGAATCCAACCGAGAACGGCAGGGGATTGAATACCACCATTGCCAGGTACTTTAGCAAGATAAAGAGAAGTAGCATCAAGCGGCTGTTTGCCAAGATTGTCAAAAGCAGGCTGAAAATACTCAGAAGAGGACAACTTTTTATTGAAGATATTAACACCGTAACTACTATAATCTACATCAGGCACAAAAGAACAAATACCCATCAAGATACCGTGTTCTTTGGTGTCAAACTCAAACGTATCTGAACCTTGTGCAACACCATTTCCGTAGATACGACCAACGGGAGTTCCCTCAAAAGAATTATCCGTAGTCGTGAGGGTATCAGCGGTAGATGTAATAGGATTAACCTGAATCACACTACTAGCTGAACCAACAAACTGACAACGCATCTGAGGAGCGTAAGCATCGAAGCCATATCTAGCCTTAATCTGGGACTTATAATCACCGTCCGAAGCCTGAGACATAAGACGATAAAGCTTGTCAAGAGCAAAAGCACTGCGAAGATTAGAGACAGAAAAGCTAACAGACTTAGCAGTGTTCAATGTATCACCTGAATAGAAAGAACCTTGAGAACCTGAAGCGGTAGATGTAATAGGATACATAGAAAGATTTCCGTCTTTCTTCAAATCAGGGAAAGAAGGTGCAGAGAAATACGAGGACATAAAATCAGCACCCTGAAACTGAGTATTTGCAATAGTAAACAAATCTTTTTTCCAAGGACGATAATTCAGTGCAAGATAATTATCTAAGAAATTCTGCAACGTAACAGAATTCCATGAAGATGTAAGGTCAATATTAAGACCGTCAATATTCCAAGACTTAACACGATTATCTTCCCAATTCGCAACACGATAGAAATCCGCACAAATCTTCTGATAAGCAAGCAAGCGGAAAGGGTTCATAGCAGCAGGGGCGAAGTCTTTAGCCTCAGGTGTATAATAACAACCATAACCAAGCAAATCTAACAGACGCATTGCATTCTGAATCTTTGGATAACCTAACAAATCAGTACCGAGACCACCTGCAGGGGTAGGGTTAGAAGCAGTTAATTTAGCTTTAAAAGCATTATAAATCTTAGCCAAATCGAACTTTGGAGAATCAGAGGAAACCTTAGAATCATACAACGAAGTAGGGTACTTGGTACCCGTCACAAACTGAGGGAAATCGCGCCACAAAAGGCGATAAGGCACAAAAAAGAACTCAATATGTTGTGTACACTGAATGAACGCAGCCGAGTTCATAGGCATTGTACGAGTAAACATACGGGCATTAATGCGGTAGTGCTCATCAGGGTTACACTCACGGACGAAACAAGGCAACAACATACCAAGACTGCTAGTAAACTTGTTACTATAGCCTACATCAAACGCATTACGAGATACGTGTGAAATCGAAAGCGGTTTTTGTAAAACTGACTTAACCATAATAAAATATATTAATTAATAAATAATACCCTTTTGTCGGGCATAAAACTCTTTATACTTTTTAGACTTGTTACGGTCAATACACTTCTGGGTAGTATTAACACGAAAATTCATATTAATAGTGTTATTATATAAGAAATCCAAAACGGCAGGAGACAACTCAAGATTACTATATATATCTGAGATACCGAGACCAAAATTAAAGAGCTGTCTATTAAGTTCAAACCTATTAACGGCAGGAGTAAGCACCCTAGGAAGAGAATGAACGAACTCAGGATAATAACTGAGAAGATAGATTTTAGCCTGAAAACGCTGAGTAAATAGATACTCATTGTATGTATTTCGAGAACCATCTAAAAGCTCCTGCTGCTCTGCATAAAACTTAGACAACTTGTATAACTCAAGATTACTATATAATCTATCCAAACACTCAATATATTGACGAGGAGACAACTTGCGAGAAACATAACGACCTGTAAGCTTGCCAAGATTATCACGTTCAGGGACATCGAAAGAGCGAGAACACCAATACTTCAGCATACGATGAAATCTGCTATTTTGATACCGATAATAATCGTTATAAGGGGTATCCTCATAATCCTGATTGAAGTCATAACACACCAAGTCTTGTTTCTTAGGGTCAAAGAAACCACGTCTAACAACTGGTCTTATTACATACCTTTCTGCTTCATACTTAGCAAATATTGATAATTTATCATTAATATCCGAAACGCCATATGCTTGGCACTTAGGGAAGTATCGAAGCAAATACGTGTAGGGTAGAGGGTACTCGGTAAAGGACTTCTCGTCATCATCCCATTGAGGATAAAGGATAGTTCCATTAAAGAGTGCATCTGTAAGCACATCAGAGCTAACTTTGTAAGAACCAATAATAGGGTTTTTACTTGCCAAGACCTTTGGACGGAAGGGTTTAGCCTGAAGTACATCAGGCAAACTATATGTGCTACATACATATGATGCAACGTAGGAAGGAGCAGCTTTTGTGACGTGTTGTGAGTCGCATCTATCCGGACTACACATCTGCCAACTCTCGTATATAAGACCGTGCCAATAGTTTCTATCTGCGGCATTTGCGCTATTCTTGTAGGAGTCAAGAAAATCGTTTGCCAAACACTTTTCATTAAACCACAGAATACCGTGGTAATGTGGACGCAAGGTAGTTGGTCCATATTCGCCATTAATGAAGATTCGGAAAAGTGGCTCTTCTTTAAGCTTACCATTAACGAATAAACTTGTATAATATTTTTTATTGCGCTGAACATATCTTTTGAGATTTATAAACAGACGTTTCTTAAAATTGATAATATCCTGCTTCCATAAAACACCGAAACAATCGATATCAATGGGGCATTCGTTAGACTCTATAGGGTGAACACCTTGCACATCTGAATCGTGTATAATAACGGTACTTTCACCATCAACAACTTCTTTGCGGTTACGAAGTATCCACCATTTACCAACTTTTTCTAAATAGGGTATATGCTCATTATCGTAAGTGAGAGTAAAAAAGATAGCATAAGGATGTTGCTCAGACTCTTTATAGCATCTTTGCGTCAATTCGTCAGAACGCATCTTAAGGCAGTAAGGACATTTGCCACAGTTATGCCATTCAAACTCTCCTCTAGCATAATTATAAATACGAAGTGGATGATAGCAACGCATAGCAGGGGTAACTTTCTGCCTAAAACGCTTTACATATTCCTTAATACTATCTTTCATAATCACTACAACGACGTATAACCCAACTGAGCAGCCAACGCAGTAAGAGCGTACAGAACTGCCTTAACAATAACTTTAATAACTTCTTCTTTCTTAAACATAACTTATTTATTTTTAATGATAATAGTAATCGGCTCTCTACTAATAGCTTCCAAACAACAATTGAAAAGTTCATCCAAGGTAGAACGAGAATTAGAAAGAACACTAATATTTTCACGCTGACCTACTAAGATACAACCTGATGTATCATTAGAAGTATTACCAGAATGAATGAGAATACCAGAGCGACCACGAACACCGCAGAGAGTAAGCATATACTTACCAAACTTTGGAGAATAATGGAAGTCAATAGAATAAATACCAGGAGGAACACAACAACCTTTGCCGTATGTAACCTTTTTACCTATAGAAACAGTAGGCTCAAGAGTATTACAGAACGGACGTGAATCAACAAATAAAACTCCAGCCGTACAACCTGAAGAAAATGAATCCCTAACTAACATCAATTTCATATAACTTAACATTTTTATTAAACAAACAAATAACTCAGAAACATAAGTAACTGAAAACGAGTGCAAAGATAATGAAATACTACTCTACTTCATACATAAGGGACGTTATGATAAATAGTGATTATGAAAAGCATCGTTTAGGGAAATTCCTCTATCGGTTTAGGGAAAATCCTTAC